ATTTCGTACGGAAGCCGTCGGAGGCGAACTTGACGCCGACGAAATGGCCGAGAAGTGGCAGCGGAACTATTATTACAATGACGCCACCCCGCCATTCTGGGCGAACATACCAGGAGCACAAACCGCCGAGCTTGAACGCATGCGCGATACATGGAGCCAGCGCTTGGGCGGCTGGCTCAACACCCGCAAGCCCGCTTTTACCAACGGCGAAAACGTCCAGATCACAAAGCTCGGCGAGAGCGCCAAGGAGATGGACTTCGTAGAGTCCCGCCGCTACCTGCGCGACGTGTTCCTCCAGCATTATTCAATCCCGCCGGAACTGTTCGGCATCCTCGAAAACTCGAACCGCTCGACCATTGACGCCGCGTATTATCTCTTTGCAAAGAACGTCATAGCCAAGCGCCTTGGATTCTACGAGCGGGCAATCACAAAGCAGCTTATCGAGTGCGATTACGACAATCGTTTGATTGCAAAGTTTGACTTTGAGATCCCGGAAGATGAAGTATTCAAACTCCAGAAAGTGAACGCCGGGCTAGCCGCCGGAGCCTTGACCCGCGCCGACTGGAAGCGCGCCATGGGCTACAAGGCAGAACCGGGCGACGACGTATACCTCGTGCCATACTCGATAATGGAAGTTCCCAAGGGTACGCCGTTTCAGGACGCCGCGCCGGAAGAAACCACAATAGACATAGCCGACGAGCCTACGGACGAAACGATACCGATACCAGAGAATGTAGCCGCCACGGCACTAAACGGCGCGCAGGTAGCTAGCCTTGTCCAGATCGCGCAAGCGGTGGCTGACGAGCTATTGCCTTATGAAACGGCGCTAGAGATAGTGCTATCTGCCTACCCCACGATAACCCGTGGAGAAGCCGAGCGGATGTTAAAGCCGCTAATCAATTTCGGGCCCAGCACGCCGGTAGAGCTGCCCGATGTTGGCCCGCCAGCTCCTACGAAATCAGCGAAAGCGCCGGATGCACGCAAGGCCGCGCACTGGAAAGCCTTTGACGCCCGCGCGAAATCCGGCGAAGGGATGTTCCGCTCCCGGACCCGCGCCTTTGCCGACATCCAAAGCGAACGCGTAAAAAAAGCATTGAAGGCGCACGCCCCGAAAGATTACAAAGCCGCGATAGACGAAGCCTTCGCCGGAGCCGATGACGCCTTGACCCGTGCCTACGCTCCTGCATGGATCGCCTCGATGACGGACGGCGCAGAGATCGGACGCGGATATTTGGGACAAAAGATATCGCCCAGCTTTGCCCTGTACAACCGCGCCTTTGACATCTGGGTAAAAAAGAACGGCCTCAAGAAGGCCAAAGAGATAAACGAGACAACGAACGAAAAGCTCTTGAAGGCCCTTGACGCTGAACTTGCCGAAGGCATCGCCGCCGGTGAATCGATACCGAACCTTGCCGCAAGGATGATAACCGCAACCGAAGGCGTCTATGAAAACATGTCCACGGCACGCGCGGAATTGATAAGTAAGACAGAGGCCATGGCGTCCGTGAATTTTGGCCAACAGGTCGTTTACCAAAGCGAAGGCATCGAGAAAAAGGAATGGCTTGCCACTTCGGACAGCGACACGCGCGAAGCACACGCGGCGCTTGATGGAACCGTCATAGGCATCGATGATAGTTTTGACGTTCCCGGCTATGATGACGTGCCGGGCGAAAAGATGATGTACCCCGGCGGCGGAGACGTGGCAGGCCAGAATTGCAACTGTCGCTGCACCCTGCTCCCAGTGATCGAAAGGTAGGATGCCATGGCAGATATCGAGCAGGCACCCGGCGAAATAAACATAACGAAGATCATACGCGGGGATGATTTCACGTTCACCGCCTCGTTTCTTGGCGATGCTACGGGCGATACGTTTTCGGCCAAAATCGACAACGGTAATCTTGCGGACGTGACTATCTCCGTCGGAAAGTCGTACTCAGGCGTAACATTAAAAACAACCTTGACGTTTACAATCACGGCGGCGCAATCTGCCACGCTCGAAATGTCCACGTTGCCATGGTACTGCACGCAAGTGTCAGGCGGGGCTACCCGAACATTATTTCAGGGGACCATCGGAGTGTATAGCCGATGATCATAGAAGTCGTCGAACCCGATGTAATTCAAGTAACCGCGCTATCGCCGACGGCCTTTGAAGTCACCATCACGCCGTCGCCTGTTATTCAGGTCGAGGCGACGACAACAGGGGCAACGGGCCTTTCAGCCTACGAAGTCTGGATCGCCGAAGGCCATACTGGGAGCGAGGACGATTTTTTAGCCTCGCTGGTCGGCGCTCCCGGAGCATCGCCGGTACTTACATGGGTAGCGGATCAAATTGCCATCGACGGAGAGGTTACGGGCCCGCATTTAACCGGGGAACCTGGAGATCCCGGAGACCCTGGTCCTGCTGGCGTTGGCGTTCCATCCGGCGGTACTGTCGGGCAAGTCTTGACCAAAACCGGATTGCCAGATTATGAAACCGCCTTCGCTGACGCCGCCATTCCTACCCCTACGCAAATCGGCCTTGGCAACGTAGACAACACATCCGACGCAAACAAGCCGGTCTCTATCGCAACGCAAACAATCCTCGACGCGCATGACCGCATGTTCGCGTACATGCAGTCGTCGGGCCTTTTATGGGGCGGAGCGCTTACGATAAACGGAGGCGATGCGACGACCTTCGACCTCGCGGCAGGTGCCGCTGTCGTCGTCGACAACTACACCGACCCCGAGGTTCCGGTCAAAACATTGTTGACATGGGCCGCGCAAGCTGGCTTGACCGATCCGTATCTCGCTACCGCAGACACTGTGTATGTCGGGATTCTTTCAACCGGCGTTTTATATTTTGTAGCCGATGATCCATTCACCAACGCCCAGCGCCGGACAGCCGCTTCTTTTGGCTGGCTCGACCACGTGGGCCGGACGGAAATTGAGTACACCGGGATGGAACCGGCGTTTATAAACTCCGTCGCTGCGCAACTTCAGGATTTTTTCTACGCGTTCGGAGCATTCAACCTTGAAGGGAACGAGTACACATACTCGGCGCTGCTTGCTATCAGGCGTACCGCCGGGTCGGCATTTTGCCCGAATCAGAATTACATCAACGCGCAGAATAATCCGCACGTACTGGCGACGAACGCAGAAGACCCCGCCGGGATATGGTACTTTTACCGAGACGTAACCGATTGGGTAAACGACACGCCATTGGGATCGGAAATCGACCCGGAGCATTACGACGACGGTTCCGGCACGCTCGCCGCTGTCCCCACTGGCAAGTGGCAGATACAACTAATATCCTATTACCCGCTTTGGGAAGCGAACGATATCCAGTACGGGCAAGCGATATACGATGATCTTGCATCCGCAGAATCCGCGCTACAGGATTCCGTCGAGATTGACCCATACAATTCCGTGGACGTATTCCGCGGCTGGTTGATGGTTCAGCAAGGATGTACGGACCTGTCAAATCCAGCGACGGCTAAATTCAAAAGCGCTGGCAAGCTCGGCATGTTCGACGTGCAATCCGGCGGAGGAACTGGCGGAGAGGTCAATACGGCGTCGAATGTCGGTACGGCAGGAGTCGGAATCTATGACGCCAAGTCTGGCGTAGACCTTCAATTCCGGAACGTCGGGCCCGGTTCGGCGCTTGTCACGGTGACGCTGGACGTGCCAACAAAGACGGTTGAGATAGACCTTGCAACGACTCCTGAAGCTTTGTCCAACAAATCGACCGACACCGCGCTAGGCTCGTCGGACACACTCTACCCGTCGCAGAAGGCTGTCAAGGATTATGTGGATTCCCACTCGGGCGGAATATCTGCAAGTATCGCAATCGCTTACGCGGCAGCCCTTGGAGGCGTCTGATGAACATCAAGATTGACAATTACACATTCGACAAGACAGCAAAGACAATCACATTCTCGGATTACACATCGATATCTTTGCCCCGCGTCGTCTTGATAACCAACGTCGAAGGCAACGCGATCATCTACAACTTCGCGGGCTCTGGCGTTGGCGGATCGGTATCGGGGAACGTGCTTACGCTCGACTATGACACGTCGTCGATGGCGAACACGGACAAGCTACAAATTATTTACGACGACAAGGACGCCTCGCTTCTTGTTCAGCTTCTCGAATCGATAAAGCTTTTGTTCCGCGTCACGGCAAACCCGCCGTGGGTAGATAAAAGCGCCAACCAGATGCGCGCGCAGGTGACGGGATCATTGACGACTGCCGGGACAGTATCGACCGTGACGACCGTTACCGGAATAACCAATCTCGGTGGGTATCCCGCACAGCAAGGGATCATCGATCAAAACCGTGCGGCATGGGCCGTGCTGACAAGAGGGAGGCTGGCATGAGCAACAACTTCAAGAAAATCATCGACCGCAATATGTGGGTGCAATCTTCACCAGCTCCCAACGCGCACGCGGCGGGTGCTTCGCTGGCTTGCGACTTGCGGAATGATATGTCCCGCAATCCATTTATTTACGATGTTGCAAGCGCGACGGTGCTGAACCGTTACAACGCGATAACAAAGGGCTGGAACTTTGTCGTGTCTCCCGCGCTGGCTGGCACATTCGGAGCCGGGGCGGCTTCGATCTTCGCCCCGTCGTGCGGACTGATGGGCAATATCGGGGCCGCATGTACGACGACAAAAATAATCACGACAACCACGATCACGGCGGTAGGCGTCAACATGCTCGCCAATCGTGGCGGCTCTGGTGATTACGGATTCAAGGTCCGCATCAAAGGAAACTCCGCTGGAAGCTCGGGGAAGATTGAAGAGCGGTGGATTGTCGGCAACACAGGTGGAACCACTCCGACGCTTTGGCTTGATACCGCGCTGACCTTCACCCCCGCAAGCGGCGACACCTACGAGATAATTGCCGGGCGCTTGTTTATGCTCGGCGCTGGAGTTACCGCAGCGGGAACATGGCGATCATTCGAGTTGGCCGCCAATCTCCTTGCGTCTCTGTCAACGACGAACTTACCCGCAACCGTGGCGACGGACTCGTCCCTATGTGCGCTCGACGAGCAATACGTCCCATACGATCACAAGCCGGGAGAAGGCTTTGTCATCGGGGCGGGAACATACGATGCAAGCAATCTAAAATATTGTTTGATAGCAACCGCAAGCGCGGCGGGAACGTTGACCGGACAAGCAGCGGCCGGGGATTATGCCGTAGTTGCGAACGAGTACCGAAACTTCCAGATCCGCATTGTCGAAGATACCGCGATCCCGACAGCCGTAGGTCAACGCAGGCAGATAGCCAGTCACACCGCCGGGGCGTCGCCAGTCTACACGCTCGGCGCGGCATGGGCGGTCACTCCGAGCGCAACGGCGAAGTTTGTCATCGAATATCCAAACCTTATCTTGGGCCGATCTTCCGCTACGACCTCGGTTTATACGTACAACTATTCCGGAGCGTCGCTGACCAACGGGACCGGAACGATCGCCGCAGATGCTTGGAGCGTGACGTACTTTGGCGTAGCCGGAGCCGCGAACGCCGCCGGCGGAATGTGGTTCCCCTCTTTCGGCATGGAGCCGGACGTCGGTAAAAATGCGCGGCATTCATTCTGTTTCTTTTTCAGGGGAGCCTCGGCCACGGTTGACCTGCTGGACATAGCGGGCGGCACCGCTGGCGCGTGGACATCGGGAGTCGTGATAGACGGCGCGGTATCGGTAACGACGGGATCGTGCGGAAAGATAGCGCCGGCCGATCAGGAAGGGAAATTCGGCTACATAAACGGATACACCGCGTCGTTGGTCAATCAGCTATTCCGGTTCGACGTCAAGAACCGCGTGCTCACCCCGTTCACGCCGACCGACTGGATACAGGCAGGTACGGCGGCGGCAGGTGAGCGCGTCGCGGTAATCTGCGCAGTGGACGGGACGGACAAATACTCCGTGATCTGTTTGCTCTCACACTTGAGTACCATTTTCCACGAATGCGTCGTGTTGGAATAATAACTTGCACATTATGTAAAATAGCGATATAGTCCAAAGTATCACCGTCGTGAGACAGGAGATATTCTACATGGCCGCTACTGTCAAAAGCATAAACCTCTCGATGAAATCCGCTCCGGTTCAAGGTCGGATCATTCGATTCATAGGCTCCGACGAATCAATCGACCGCGACGGCGACACCATATCAATAGACGGATGGGACGTGGGGAACTACATGAAAAACCCCGTCGTCCTATTCGGACATGACCCGAACTCCCTACCCGTTGCTACCACGATCAGCCTGACAGCCGACAAGCGCACCCGCCAGCTTCTGTTTGATATCAAGTTCCCGACCATCGAAGAGCTGGCGACAAACCCCAAAACCCCGAGCGAGCACGCACTCAAGGTTGACGCGATCTACAACATGGCCAAAGCCGGAATCCTCAACACCGTTTCCGTCGGATTCAGAGGCATCGACTACGACCAGACGGCGACAGGCCGCGCGTACAAGCGGCAGGAGCTTATGGAGATATCAATCGTCCCGATACCCGCGAACCCGAACGCCGTTGCCATCCTCCGCGCTGCCGGGGCATCCGATCTTGTAATCAAAGGAGTAACTACCATGCCGGAAGCTGTAACCAAAGGAAACCGGAAGCTGTCCAAGGAATCCCTCGCGTACTTGAAGGAGCGCGTCGACGCACTGGACAAGGCGTGCACCGACCTCAAAACATTTATTGCAGAAGATCCCGAAGAGGGAGAGCCGGACGAAAAAGCAGGCGCGCCGGTAGTCGGCGAGGAAGTCGGCACCGACGTTGACAAGCCACAGCCGGAAAAAATGTACGTTATCGATATCGTCGAGAAGGACTCGGCGGCGTCGAGCGAGAAATAAGGAGCAACACCATGGCACAGATGACCAAGGAAGAACTGGACGCGCTCATAGACAGCCGAGTCCAGGAAGGAATCAAGGCGAAATCCGCCGAGATTGAAACCACGCAGAAGAACAACCTCCGCGCCGAAATGCAGGAGGCGTACGAGGCCGCGCACCAGGAGACCGAGCGCAAGGGCTACAAAGAGGAAGCCCCGATAATCAAAGTCGCCAAGCTCGTCAACCTCTACGGCCAGAGCTTCGGCGACCACGAGCGGATGAAAGCCCTCGCCGAAAAGATGTACGGCGATGACAAGGAGATCAAAGGCTACGTCGCCAAGGCCCTCGAAGCTGGCGTACCGTCTGCCGGTGGATTCGGTATCCCGCAGGTACTTTCCGCCCGCGTGATCGAAGCGCTTTACGCTCAGTCGCTCCTTGAAAAGATGAGCGTGGCGAAACTGCCAATGCCCAACGGCAACCTCCGCATGGCCCGCATGGACACCAGCTCGACAGTCGGATGGGTAGGCGAACTTCCAGCCGCCGCGCCGACTCAGCCCGTATTCGGCGACGTGAACCTCGCGGCCAAGAAACTCTTCGCCATAAGCGAGATTTCAAACAGCCTTATACGGTACAACTCCATTGGAATCGAAGGCTGGCTTGCGCGTGACCTACAGAAGAAGTTCCGCCTTGCGCTGGACTATGCCGCGTTCTACGGATCCGGCACCAGCTACACCCCGGCGGGCCTTGCCAATCTCGGCATCCAGACTTCCGGCAGCTCGTCCACCGCGATGACCCAGCTTATTCCCGACGAGATGATCGCGCTCCTGAAAGCCGCGAACGTCTCGATGACCAACGTCCATTGGGCCATGTCGCCCCAGATGGAAGCGTGGATAAAGAATCTCAAGACCACAACCGGCGCGTGGATATTCCGGCAAGAGATGATCGAGCAGGGCAAATTGTGCGGCTACCCGTACCACGTGTCCACCCAGATCAGTTATACCGATACCACCACGGACTACGGCGATATCTTCATCGGGGATTTCGACGAGTTCCTTTGGGGAGCCGGGCTTGACATGGAACTGCGCATGTCCCAGGACGCCGCTTTCGTTTCCGGCGGCACGACCTATTCCAGCTTCCAGCGTGACAGCGCGCTGGTTCGCGTGGTAGGCGAGCACGACTTCAATGTCATGCACCCCGTGTCATTCGTCAAGGGCATTTATTCCGTCGCGTAAACAAGTAGCTACGGGCCGGGTGTACTAAAATGCCCGGCCTATCAAAAGGAGAGTAGCACCAATGAGCATTCCGAACACATTTCCCCAGCGTACTACCACGCTCGCACTTACCACCCCTGTGGCCAATACCGGCGCGGCTGTCAACAGCTCCATTGTTGATCGTCTTGGCTATCAGTCCGCAAAACTGATCGTCAACTACGCGGTAGTGACCGGCTCGCCGTCCGCCGCCGTCGCTGCGCTGGAAGTCTTTTCCAACAGCGCGTCAAGCACCTCCAGCCCGACGCCCGTCTCGCTTGTCGCGCTCGAAACGGCGCTTGACATCATGACCGCCGGAATCAAGGAGTACGACATCGACCTGAGCAACGCCAAGCGGTACATTTTTACCACATGGGACGCCACTTATACCGGCGGCTCAACCCCCGGAAACATCATCAGTGCGGTAATCGTGCTCGGTGACAAAAACGTACAGCCCGCCAATTCCGGCAGCGTGTACGGTAGGTAAGCAATAATGGCAATCGTTGACGGGCTTACAACCCTCGCCGCCGTGAAGCTTGAAGCGGGAATCTCGGACACCACGCAGGATGCGCTACTCGAAGCCTTGATAAACTCATGCTCCGCAGCGATCAGAATATACCTGGACCGAGAAATCACCAGGACAGCCCACGTCGATGAATTGTATTCCGTCAACGCTTGCCAGTTGCTTTACCTCCGCCAGTACCCGATTCAATCAGTATCGGCGATCACACTGGGCGGGCGCTCCCTTGTTGCTTCCCAGGATTATTGGCTCGGGGCTGATGACGCGGCATCCGGGCGTCTGTACAATCCCGGCGGATGGGTAGGCAACTACTACACACGCGGGACGTTCCCGGACATCTACGCAGGCGCGCGGGATATCAAAATATCCTACATTGCCGGATGGTACTTGCCAGCCGACCCGCTCTATGTAGCTGGCGCAGCCGCATCGTTGCCCATGGCGCTTGTGTACGCCTGCAACCGTTCAGTCGTTTCACGGTTACGGACAATCCAGAATCAGGCCGACGGCTTGAAACAATATTCAGAAGGCGGAATATCAACCACGTGGTTCGGCCCTGAATCATACGGCGCTGGCGGAGGCGGATTCGACGCCGTAGCCGTTTCCATGCTCAACCCGTACAAGAGGCGTGACATCGTATGATAAAAAGCCACAGTGTCGCCATTCAGAGCCGCGCGACCGTTACCGGCACGGAAGGCGAACAGACCTACACCTACACCGCGCTGAAATCGATCAAGGCAGGCGTTCAGGCGAATTCCCTTTCGCCCGTCGAGCTTGCCGCATGGGGCATTACTGACCTTGTGGCTGATTCCATGATAATGTTTTACGACAACGACGCTACCATCGTGCGCCTCATGCGCGCGGTGGTGGACGGAGTAACCTACGAAATCAGGGCCACGAACAAATGGCCGACCCATAGCGAGGCGATCTTGACGCCGGTGCAGGGCATATAATGACCGCCGGTGTAAAGGCCGACGTTGCCAGCGCGGTCGAGGCGTTCAGGAAATACAATGTTCGCGTCACAAATAATGTTGAAGCGACAGTCAAGGAATACGCTTTAATAGTTGAACGCGCCGCCAAGATATCATTCAAAGGTCGCAATGATGAATCAGTCTACAATGAGCCTCCGCGCGTTGACACCGGGCGGCTGCGGGCAAGCATAACGCACCGATCGGCAAGAGACGGCAACGGGGTATATTTTGCAGAAATTGGTACAAACGTCGAATATGCCAGCGACGTTGAACACGGCACCTCGGAAACAATGCCGCATCCATTTTTAGGATACGCCCTCGGCATGTATGAAAAAGAAATAGAGCGCGAACTAGGCAAGGCAATCAAAGAGGCCGAAAATGCTTGACACGAAAGTCTACGTTTACAACGCACTAAAAAACGACGCGCCGCTTGTGGCCGCGCTTGGATCATCGACGCGCATCCAGTACATGTACCCTAATGATTTCAACACGCTTCCGATTGTCACCTATCAAGAAACGAACAACCGCAACGAAACATTCTACGACGACGCGCCGGTAGCTGATGAGTCGACCATCGAGATTCACGTCTGGACGAACGTCTCAACCTCGGCCATTTCAAAACTGGTTGACACGGTAATGACCGGCATCCTGTACGCCCGCGACTATGCCGCCGACGTGCCCGACCCGGACGCGAAGATATTCCACAAGGTTCTAAGGTATCGCCGGTCAATCACGGCCGACGACCTCGATTCGATATAAGGAGGCCATACCATGGCACTGGCACAGAGACCTAGAATAGGCTTGAAGGACGTGGTATACGCAGTCCTTGACGAAGCCTCGGACGTTGTAGGCGGCACCCCGACATACGGCACGGTATACCCGCTGGCAAACTCGCTCGACTTGTCATTCGATCCCGGCAGCTCGTCCGCTTCGCTTTTCGCCGATGACGGCCTTGCGTTCGCTGCCGAAACCGTCGGCGAGATGAAGATCACGCTTGGCAATGCAGACATCCTGCCAGAGGACATGGCGCGGATACTTGGCCACGCCTACGCGCTCGGGCAGATCGTAGACAACAGCCTCGACCAAAGCCCCTACATAGCCATTGGCGCAAAGATGCTTAGGAGCGGCAAGGACTCGACCAGCCTCGTATACGATTACGTCTGGATGTACAAGTGCAAGCTTCAAAAGCCGAAGTTCGACGCCAAGACGAAAGGCGCAAGCATCGAGTATCAGACTCCGATGCTTGAAGGGCTTGTCTGCCAGCTCACCAGCTCCGGCAACTTCCGCCTGCGCATGCGCACCGATGACACGAACGCTGTTGCCGGAACCCTGACCAGCTTCTTTACGACCGTGGTACTTCCGTCCGCCAGCTTGACCGCCGTCACGGTAGGCACGATCACCGGATCAGCTTCGGCGCACACCATCACGATTCCGTTCGCAAAGTCCGGCGAGACGTTCACCATGGCGATTCCGAACGTCAAGGATATTACGGTATCGGTTGTTTCGACCGGCGTACTTGTAGCCGGTACGAACGTGATAACCGCATCCGTTGCCGGAACAGCTCCGACCCTGATTATTACAAACGCGAATATCGCCGGAGTTGCGTACCTCGTATCCGTGACCTCGGACGTGAAAGACACCAACGGCGTATCGATCACGCCCAAGAGCCAGCTGGTAACGCCTGCTTAATCTGACCCCTTTGGATGCCTAGCCGGGGAGGCGATACCCCGGCAACTTTAGAACCATCTATCCAAGGGGGATACCATGGCGGCAAGCACGATCATGAAACCGAAAGGCGTCAAGGTAAAAATATGCGGAAAGGAATATAATCTCCGCTTTACGATGGCGAGCCTCGCATGGCTTGCGTCAAGGCATGGCAATGTGAACAACGTCATAGCCGCGTTTACAACCATGACGGACGGCACCATGAGCGCTGGCGACCTTCACGCGCTGGCCGACCTCGTGACCGCATCAATGCAGTACACTGATAAAGAAATCACGCCGGAATATGTAGAGGACAATCTCGACATATCCGAAATCATAGAGATCATGCCCGAATTGATCGAAGCATTTACAAGCGCCATGGGAACGGGGAATAAAAAGAAAAAGGCAGACCCTCCGAAGGCGTAGCCGATGACTGGCCATGGGAATATCTGTACACCGTGGCCCGCTCGTACCTACGCCTGACCGACGACGAGTTCTGGAACATGGCACCAAAGTGCCTTATGGCGATGATTGAAGAATGGCGCGGAATTGAAGATTACAGGGCGCAACTTGCCGCGTACCTGAATCAAGGCGGGCAACTACCGGGAAAGGATGAAGAGGATGAGGAATACTTCGAGATTCACCCGGACGCATTTTAAGGGATACCATGGCCACGATTAGCGAACTGGTTGTAAAGATTATCGCCGATACCGCCGGGCTTGATTCGGGGATAAACAAGGCGACAACCTCAATCAAAGGCGTCGGGGAAACGTCGGACAAAGCCGGGGATAAAGTAGGCGGCCTGACAAACCAATTTGCGGCCATAAAAAATACCCTTGTTGCCGCTGGCGTCATCACTGCCGTTGCCGCCCTTGGCAAGGCTATCTATGATTCGATTCAGACTTACGGAACTGGCGAGCTTGCGCTCAAGCGGCTAAATGCCGTCGCCACGATGAACGGATTGTCAGACGGAGAAGAGCGCGTATCGGCGCTTGCCAACGAACTGCAAAACCTTATCGGCGTTGACGGAGATCTCGTCGTGCAGCTTGGCGCTGAATTGCTTGCCCAAGGAAAGAGCGTAGACCAGACCGAAAAACTGATCAGAGCCGCACAAGATCTTTCATCAGTTACCGGCTCAGACCTGTCAACAGCCGTGCGCCAGCTCACCACTACTTACTCAGGCATGGCCGGCCAGCTCGGGAAAACAACGCCGGAACTGAAAGACCTGACCGAAGAGCAATTAAAAAGCGGCGCGGCGATTGACATCATAGCCGAAAAATACAAGGGCATGACAGCGCAGATTGCCGACGGCGTAATCCCGACAACCAACAGGCTGAAAGAAGCCAATAGCGATCTCAAGGAAACATTCGGGAAGGCATTCACTCCGCTATATATCGAGCTTGCCAACGGGCTGGCGGCCGCCATGCGTGCCATACTTGCCCCGCTTGACTACATGGCCACGCATTCATTCGACCGGATGTTTCAGGAGATTGCGGAGTCTCTATTCAATTTCAAAGGCGAGGCCACCCTCGCCGAAGAAGCGCAACAAGCCCTAAAAGACGCAACCATCGAAAGCAACCGCGCCGCGATCAGTTATCAAACCGGTGTCAAGAACCTGAAAAGAGAACTTGACACTCTTACCACTTCGACCGACAAACTCACCGACGCCGAGCTTGAAAACGCGCGGTCATATTTATTTGCTCAGATGAAAAAATCATCCAGCATGGATGCTCTCACTCAGGCGCAAAAAAAGCTTGACGTGTTCGATGCCGAAATAAAAGCGCGGGAAAAAGATAGACGCGATAAGGCGCTTACAGACCAAAAAGCCCGTGACGCCGAAGCGCTGAAAGACGCTCAGAAAAACGCCGCCGATATTGCCAAGGCACAGCAGGATAAAGAAAAAGAAACCGTCAACTACATGATCGCCGCCGAAGATAAAATATCGCAGGCCAAAGCCGACGCGGTAGGTGATGCAATCATTCTCTCGGCGAAAGAAAAAGAGCAGCGCATAGCCGACGCTGATGAGATGTCCAGAAAAATGCAGGCGGCTTTTCAGACCGCCATACTTGCTACCCGTGATTCATTCATCGCGCTTGGGGAAGCCCTTGTCACAGGCGAGGACGCATGGACGGCGTTTTCAAAAGTGGCGATTCAGTCAATTGCCGGAATTGTCAGGGCGCTCGGCGATGAACTCGCGGCAAAGGCCGCCGTTGCTACGGTCGAGGCATTCGCGGCGCTTGCCGGAATCGTTACCGCTCCGCTTGCTCCTGGATTATTCGCAAAAGCCGGGATACTGTCGGCAGGAGCTGGCGCGGCATGGATCGCATCGGGAGCATTAAGCGGCTACGCGAATTCATTTGCCCGTGGTACAGATTTCGCCCCTGGTGGAATATCGCAAGTAAACGAGGAAGGCCCGGAGATGATAAACCTCCCGCGCGGTTCCAGCGTAACTCCCGCGACCCGTACCCCGGCGGGCGGAACAAGCGGGAACACCTTCAACATCTATTCCCCCGTAGCCGTAACCCCTTCCGTTGCGGCGCAAGAATACACTAGGATGGTTCGCAATCTGGCTTTCGAGGGAGTCCTATGAGCCGCAAACTTGTCTACCTGAACGGTCAGAATGAAAGCCTGACCTTTGAAACCGCGCCGTACCTCATCGTAAAGATTGAAGGGCTCGGAATACCAAACGTTGACCGCAAGGAACAGAAAGCGCCATATCAGGACGGTACTACTTATATTGATTCGCTCTTGCAGAATCGTGACATCGTAGTTGAACTGGCAATTACAAAGCCGAACGACTTTACAGACATCGCCTTGTATCGCCGGGAATTGTCACAGCGCCTCACCCCGAAATACGGACTTGGCGATTTGAACTACACCGACGAGGACGGCAACGAATACACCATCCGCGCCGTAGTATCCTCAATGGTATTCCCGAACAAAGATTACCGCGACCCCTACATGCGCGCGATGGTTACGTTCACGGCTTGCGATCCGTATTGGCGGAGCGTTACGGATACGACGATTAGTTTGCCGACGCCAGTGACGGGAAGCGAAGAAATAGCCAATGCGGCGTATTCTAATACGCCAAGAATGATACGTTTATCTAATGGGAACTTATACGCTGTATACATCAGAGCAGGAGACGGCTTCGCTGTATCAAGAACATTCACTACTTCTTGGGGCGCAGAGACTGAGATTAGTGATCAACGAGCATGGACGCCAAACATTATTCAGCTCGCGAATGGGGACTTGTTAATCACGTATTGCAGAAACTCCGACAATTATTTAGTCTCAAGAACATTCACGACAGCGTGGAGCGCCGAGACCGTTATAAACGCGACGGCTACGAGCGGTATAGCGAGCATGCTAGAACTCGCGGACGGAAACGTAATAATCGCTTATCGCGACGCGTCTCTCGGATATCTCGTATCAAGAACATTCACTACTTCTTGGGGAGCAGAAGTAACAATCAATTCAGTTTCAACTTATGAGTCGTCAATGATTCAACGAACTAATGGCAACTTGGTAATAATCTACAGGCGTTCGGCGGATTCGTATCTAGGCGTTAGGATATATGAAAATAACGCATGGAGCTCAGAGGTGATAGCGAACGGAGAAGCTTCAAACGGCCCTAGTTTGATAGAAAGGTCCGACGGGACGCTGTTTGTAGCCTATCAACAATATCCTTCTCTAGGCTATACGCACTCCATGGTATACACCACTGAATGGTCTTCCCCGAGCGTTATAAACGAAAGCAATACGCAATATCTTTCTGTAATAGAGCTTCCGTCAGGAAGTTTAATAATCGCATATCAGCGATCAGGCGATTCATACTTAGTGTATAAAACAAGAAGCATAACCCCCGTCCTTGCTAACAACACCGGCGACGTACCCGCGCCTATCCTTGTCACATTCCAAGGCCCGAGCACAAACCCGCGCATCATAAACCAAGACACGCTGGAATATATCCGACTGAATACCACGCTTGCGGCCTCCGATAGCTTCGAGGTCGATACGAGCTTTGGAAACAAGACGGTAATTCTTACGCAGGGCGGAATCGTCAAGAACGGCATCGCGTACCTCGATATCGGCTCGACATTCTTCCAGCTTGAACGCGGAAGCAATACGGTTTATTATGAGGATGACGCGGTACTATCAACCGCAACCGCGAGCCTTGAGTTTACCGAAAGGTATTCGGGATTATGAACAATCCTATCCGCATATTTGACAGTAGCCTGAACCTCGTTACGGAACTCGACGATTACGCCAGCGCCTATTTCAATCGTTCGTGGTCAGGCTGCGGGGACTTCTCTATTCAGACGAATTACAATACCGTCCACGCCCCCGACCTCGTGCGCGGGCGCATTGTCATGTTTGACAAGAATGTCAAGAAATGCGGGATCATCACGAACGTCAAAAAGGCAATCGGAGAATCCGGCAAGGGCTCTATGATTGTTACTGCCTCCGGAATCGAACTCAAGGGCATTCTTAGCTGGCGCATCGTGCCGCCAACATCCGGGAGCGAATACTACACGATCAACAATTCCGCCGAGACCGTTATGAAAACACTTGTCAGTCAAAACGGCGGGCCGACCGACGCCGACGCCGACCGCATATTCCCGCTTCTTGAAATCGACACGGACGCAGACCTTGGCGCTACATATTTACTCAAGACGCGCTATACCTCGACCGTGCTGGCGGAATGTACCGCTTGCTCGCTTGCCACCGAAACCGGATTTTATATCTACCTCGACCTGTCAAATAAAAAGTACCGCTTCCAGACGGCGCAAGGCGTCGACCGTTCGGCCTCGCAATCTGTAAACCCGCGCGCAATATTCTCCACCGACTACGACACACTCAAGAGCGCGGACATCGACGACAACGACTCCAATTATCGTAACTACGCGTTCGTCGGAGGTCAGGGCGAAGGCGTAGAGCGCATCGTCCGGGAAGTATTCACAGGCGCAACCGAGCCTACCGGCCTTGACCGGCGGGAGATGTTCGTTGACGCGCGCGATGTACCCGCGCTTGCCGACCTCGATACTAGAGGCGGACAGAAACTGGAAGAACTGGCCACGATCATCACGGTAGACGGTTCCCCGCTTGCGTACAGCCCGCTTGTTTACGGAACGGACTATGACCTCGGCGACATTGCCACGCTGGAAGCCTATGACAATACCACGGACGTACGAATCACCAGCGTCAAAGAATCATGGGCACCGCTATCGTACAATATCGACATGACCTTTGACAGGCTTCCTCAGACCTTGCAGACGCAAGTCCAGAGCGCGGTATCATCGATCAAGAATAGCGTGGCCTCGGTCGGCGTTCAGGTTCCGGTTCCCGTTGCGGCTACGACCTATACAGTTACGGACGCGGCGCGGGATGTAATGATTTCAATTACCTCCGCCGTGACCGTGACAATATCGGAAGGGCTTCCAATTGGAACCGAAACGCGGATATTGCGGACGGTTGACAGTACGAACGCGGTCACGGTAGCGCGGTCAGGTAGCGAGACAATCAACGGCGCGGTTTCTCTTGCGTTTACCCTCGGGATATCAGAGATAACGTTCAAGAAAGTTTCGGCTACGAATTGGGAGCTTGTTGTCGGCGCGGGGATCGTGGAGATTGACGGCAACACAGGCTTGCTAGGCGATGGGAATGTGGTGCCGTTTTATGAGGCGGGGACATGGACGCCTACGTATAAATCAACGTCTGGAGCGCTGGGAGCTATCACGTATAACGCCCTAACTTTCGGAAAGTACGTGCAAATCGGTAATCTGGTGCATGTATGGGGCTATATAATAACCGATGCCCTTGCGGTAGGCACGGCATCTGGTGTAGTTAGAATTGCCGGGCTTCCATTCGTCGCCGAATCAACATACGGTGGCGGCAGCGTGTCGTACTCTGCCGCATTTGCTGCGAACAATCCGTGCTCTTGCTTTGTAGTGCTGTCAACTTCGGAAATATCACTGGGCTATAGGGCGACTGCGAATGGCATAACTTCGCATTTGCCTGTAGCAGCGTTGGCTACAGGCGTAAATTCAAACATTCTTATATTCTCTGCCATTTACAGTGTATAGGAGCACGCACATGGACACACTTTTGATCGCGGCATTGACCGCACTGGCAACTTTGATAGTGGCGAGCCTCTACGGTCTGGTATCGACCGCGATCCGCAAGCGGGTACAGATACGCTCTCCCGAGGCTCGGTCCATTGAGCAGATAGCCCCGGCGGTCAACGCGCTGCTGGAAGCCAATGGCCCTATGATGGGCGGGATCATCGCGATCCTCGAAGCGCAGAAGGGTATCTGCAACGGCAACGTTGACGCGGCGCTCGACGCCAACCGTGCCGCAAAGAAAGAGTTTGACAGATACCTGTACTCGCAAGCGCGTATAGACGGGCGGATGATTTGAGAGCAACCCAAAAAGACTTTGAGCGGATCGGCGCGACAGGGTGCTATTTCCTGTCCATCGTCTATATCGCTGAAGAAATCAAAGCGGGATCAATCGATATCTATCAGGCGTACCTGCAAGCGATCAAAGACAAGATCATGGGCGAGAATTGTTTTGTAACCGATCCGGCGGCGTTGCTAAGGATGCTGACCGGCGTCAAGTGGTCGATTGCCAAAGAGGGCGCAGACTATCAAAAGTCGCTCGGTGAAAAAGTGATACTAAGATTCGAGCGCGACTCGAAGCCGTTGCCGTTTGGCCACTTTGTCGTAGAAGGCGATCATAATAAAGTCGAGTACGATCCATACGGCGAGAGCTTGACGGTTCGTTCCGGGAAGATCGTATCGAAGCGCGTATTCAGGAGGGCATGATGGGCAAGTTCATCAAGGCGATTTTCAGCGACGGCGAATGGGACGGCGATGCGACAAAGTTTGTCGGGTTCATCATTGTCGGATGCGGGCTCGGCGGATTCTTCGCCTCCGTCCAGGGATTCGAGTTCGTCATCGCATTCGGTGCCGGGCTTATCGCAACCGGCAAATTCTCGAAGCAGGGCTGACCGTGTGCAACCACGACGACTCATCGCACTGGTGGCTATTGTTCTTGTTTGCCTTGCTGGTATTGTTTTCGGTGCGTACCGTCTCGGGGCAAGAGCCGAGCGCATTATTGCCGACACCGAGCTTGCAGTCGCAAGAGCCGATTCCGAGCAGCGGATTGCAGGACTCGAACACAGCCTGGCAGTTATTGATGCAGGACTGGTACGGGTTCATGCCGATCTGGGAAACCTTGACCGAAGCATCGCGGGAGTTGGGGATTGGTATAAGCGAGTTACCCGCCGCCTTGAAGAGTACGCGAGAATCGCTGGTCTTGTTGTCGGCATCGTACCAAGCGGATATAGTCGTCCGCCTCAGGGCCGAACAATCCCGTAATGCGTGGCGCACGGGGGCGCTCGTCTCCGGCGGCCTTGCCTTGATACTTGGCGGTATAGTCGCTGTCGGGATAATATTTTAACCCTAGCCCCTGCCAGCATCATGCCAGTCAACACGACGCCGGGGCCGCCGGTTCAAATCCGGCAAGGGGCAAAGCCAAGTATTCCTTGAACTCCCGTATTCCTTCAACCATCCGCGCCCCTGGTATTTTCTCATACCGATATTTTCCATCGGCTCGAAGGTACAAAACCGCCAGCGCGTCCGGGTTGACCGGATCAGCCTGAACCACGCCGTCAATGACAGGCCGCGCCATGGCATAAGCCGCCAGCTGGACCGCGTGCCATTTTGCCCGAGCGCCGGTTTTGATATCGATCAAAACAGTCTTTCCGCCAATGTCGGCGAGGATATCATAGGTGCCAGCATACGCCTTGCCGTTGATTTTGTGGTACACCCGGCACTCCGTGAACAGGGTGAACACGCCGTAATCGCTCATCCAGGATGCGAAGGAATTGACGTACTCGTAAGCTGCAAGCGGATTCCCGCGATTGTCAACGCGCACTCCGTCAGCGTACCGTTCTGCCAGCTCGTGGACGGCGCTTCCTTTGTCCCGTGCCTCGGCGGTGTACCATCGATCGTCAATAATCCCGGCGGCCTTGATTATCTGAGTAACAGACGGAATTGGTGTCCCGTCATCCTCGGTGTATTCATGGCCTGCCGGGTTGAAGATCACAATCGCCTTACCTGAATCGGCGTGTTCGTCACCTTGACGCCAGGGATGGACTCGGTGCCCTTGGACATTCTTGCCCATGACCCGAGATATGATTCATTCGCCTGAATCGCATTCAATGGCGCTTTGCCGGCGGCCACTGCCTTGACAAGGTCTGAAAGACAAATAACCTCAGCGCCCCATTCGTCTCTGTATGAGGTTCCCTCAGCCTTGTACGGTGCTGCAACTTGCACCTTTGCGATGACCACGGGAGCTTCAAGGATAGCCATAGCCGCGTTTTCCATACCCTCGGCCTGTAACGCCTCGGCTGCGGCTATCTGCGCATCCTCAGCGGCCTTCCTTGCGATTGCGTCAGCTTTCCGTTGCTCCTCGGCGGCGCGGGTTTCCTCTGCTTTTACCCATGCCGCTTGTTTTTTACCAGTAGATTTAATGGTATAATCACAAGCGTCGTCTATTACCTTGCGGCGAGCGCAAGAAGCTTTCCAAGCCTCAGTTATTGGATTGTGGACCGGATCATCATAAAGATGAAAATTCTTTCTCACCTCGTAAGCCCGCTTGTTTAGAACATTGGCCGCATCGTAACTTGATTGATCCACCACTTCCAGACTGTCAATCTTTGACCGGATCGACAGCGCCAACTCCTCGGAATCTTCCTCATCGCGTACTACTACGATATCCATTATTTGTCCCTCTCCGCCAGCATAGCGTTAGCCATGGCGTATGCGTCTTTTACTATGTCGCATAAAGGATGTTTTTCAATCCGTATCCGGTTGCTTAGTCCAGATAGCGCTTGCCCTGCAAACCAATCGCGGAGGGTCATACCTTCAAAATGGCACAGATTGTTAATCGAGTTTTCTTCATCCGTCGGAAACGCCGGGTCGCTGTTATCTTTCATATGTACTCCTTGCCATTATATTACAATACATATTGATATATTGCAATAGTAAAAAGGGGCCGAGGCCCCTGTTTTTATTTATCGCAAGCCGCCTTTACCTTGGCCAGCAGTGCCCCCAGAATAACGACATCATCCGGCGTCTCCTTGAGCGCCTTGTCAATCGCCTTCTTGATCTTTTCCGCCGTCTCGTCGCTGTCCCCGTAGTCGATCAAGGCCAGCTTGACATTCGCCAGCTTCGGCGCTTCGGTATCGGCTACCGGCACGGCATCGGCGGCCAGCTTGACGACATCCTCAGGCTCTCGCGGTTCTCCGGTTATCTGGTCAGGCGCGTCGGCGTAGTCAATGGCGGGATCGGCGTCCATGCTTTCGATGACGGCTTGATCGGTTTTAAGCGCCATCTGCATTGTGGTCGAAAGAATGCCCCACTTTGACAGCGTGTTTTTGAGTACAGTCTTTCTTGCCATCGCGTCAAAATTGGTGCGCCAGAGTCCGTACTCATTTTCAAAGCTCTTCGAGTACCGCTTGCCATGTGCCATGACTTCCTCGGTCGTCCAATAGCGAGTGCACTCGTAGCCGTTCAAGAGCCGGAAATAGCACACGTACCCGACGATTTGCGAATCATCGAATTGCGACCGGAAGCCGCCGGGAACCTGCCGGATATCGACATCGCCCGTGATGATGTTGGACCCGTGGTACTCATCCGCATAGACGGGCCCGACATTGATGGCCGCATACTGGCCGGTACGCAAGGCAAGCTGCACGAAGCCTTTGGTCATAATCTGAAACTGTGCAACCGCACGCCCTTTGTTTCGGTACGGCACGATTGCCGCGAACCCCAGGGAGCCGTCAATCGGCAAGTCCAGCGTAGCCGCGACCATCGCCGATGAAAGTACCGACTTTGGATCAGCGTCCGCAAGCGCCGGATTCGTCCGCGTCGCGTTCATGATCGACGCAAGGAAAGCCGCCGACTTCTCGCCCATGACCTCGGCGAAACGCTTCTTTGTGTAGTCCGCGTTCACCAGGTCTTTCAGTTGCAGGTCTTTACTGTCGCTCATATATCCCCCTTGTTATATTGTAACACAATGCGCTATACATTGCAATGGTTGAAAGCTAGAATTGAAATAACGTAGGAGCCGCCTTCTCCGTATCAATATCTTTCAGGTAGTACAAACCATCATGGAACGACTCTGAATTAAGCTCAGTACCCACCCCACGGCGCTCCATCTTCACAGCCATGTACGGAACGGTAAACAAACCGGCGAAAGGATCAAATACAAGATCATCCTTGTTGGAGTATCGCCCGATGATCCGCTCGACGATGTCGAACTGTAGCGGACATATGTGCATGGCCAGCTCTTTACGCGCTTGATCGCTGTTCAGCGTCCGCATCCTGTTCACGTCGTCCCATACCCATTCGCTCGTTGAACCTGGAGCCACTACCATAAACGACGCCGGGAGCTTGCCATCATCGTCGAGGTCGTCGGCAAGTCCGACATGATCATGGTAATCGTAAGGATTCTCACGGGAAAACGTGCGATACTTGGCTTGCAGCTCTGGCACTTCGGTATTGCGCAGCTCTTCCAGCGCAAGCAGCCGCTCTCCAGATGACTTCCAGTAAGCATGGGCGTCAATCTGCCAATGAGCGCGGGTATATTCTTCTTTGCTCTTTACAACAGGATCGTCAGCGTATGCCCGCGATAGATCGGTAGGGAGCTTACGGAATAGCAAAACATATTCCGGGCATCCTACGCCCATCTTAGTGCCATCCTTGCACTGTTCCGTCCAGCCAAGCCGGTACGTCTGGTTATTTTCACGCACTACGTCCGTTACTACCGTAATGCGGCCCATGTATTGGAAACCATGCTTTATAAAGTGGAATACGGTCATATCAGAAAACGGATCGACCGTTGGCATTCCCGTGCCGGTAGCGTTGCCGAACAGGATCCTGTCTTTGACATGGATAGCGGCGACCCGGCCCGGCTTCAAAACGCGAAGGAGGTGAGGCGTCAAGAAATCCATCTGTTCAAAAAACTTTACATTGTCCTCATTGTGCCCGAAATCATTATACGTCGGCGTGTACTCGTAATGGTTGGAAAACGGAATAGACGTATGAATCAGGTCCACCGTGTTATCTTCCCATGCCGGAAGCTCAAGGCAATTATCGTTCAGTATGGCGCGGAAGTATTGCCCTTTAACCTCTTCACGGTTGAATGAAATGGTACGAGACAGCTTGTCAAGGACCGACGTGGACGCAAGGCCATTCTCGCGGATAATGCGCGTCATTTGACCGACAAGATAATTATGCTGTTCCCACTTTTTCTTGAGCGTGTCAAGGATGGCCTGCTCGCTCTCGGCGTAGATGATATGCACCTCGACCGAATGCCCTTGCATGAATCGGTAAATGCGGTGGATGGCTTGTATAAAATCATTGAACTTGTACCCGATGCCAACGAATATGCACTTATGACAGAAGTATTGCATATTCCCGCCCTGGGCGGACATGTCCGGCTTTGTGGCCAGATACTTTATCTCTCCGCGCTTGAAGGCCCGCGTTATCTCGGTGTTCTTCTCGTAATCCTGGGAGCCGTATACCTCGGCGGCTTCCCGCAAAGCCGACTTGATAGCGTGGCGCTCGGCTTCAAGATCGTGCCATAAAATGAAATGATCGTCGGGAGACTCTTCGATTATCTCCATCATCTTAGCCACGCGCGGGCCGATGCTGTCGCGTTTCTCTTTTGAAGCATCGCGAAGCCCGATGGCCGCATCCCTGAACAGCTTGGCCTGTCCGTCATCTTCGTAGCCTGCCGTCGAATGATCTACGTTTACCATGTGGTAAATGACGTCCAGAGGCGGGAGATCGTAGCCGGTATCGTCGTATCCAAGGTCGGACGGTTTAGTTATAAAAAGCGCCCATGTCGATACCCAAAACCAGAATTCTTTTTCCTTATGCGGGTATAGCGTCAGGTTATTTGCTTGCGTTGAATCGCGGTGGAAGAAGCGCGTCAAAGCCTGCCCGGTGTCCATGATGCCAAGGAAGCCCGCGTAGTGGATAAGCTCTTTGTACTTATTCGGCGACGGGGTAGCTGTGGCTACGAAGCGATATCGAACCGTTGAAAACTTGGACAGAAACTCTTGATATGTCTTTGAACCATACGAGCGAAGGACAGACGCCTCGTCAAGGCTCGTCGCTATAAAGTACGCCGGATCTATGTCGCCATCGCGCACGCGCTCATAATTGGTTATAAGGATCCTTGCATTCGACGCTTTCGCTTCAGCCTGAGTACGGATGTATTCAAGGTTTATGCCGTAGGTAGCGCGAAGCCATTCTATGTCTATACCTTTTTCTTTGCAACCAGCTTCGAACGATGCGCCCTGGAACATCGAATCGTTCTTGAACTCATCCACCACGTTAAGCGGCGCAACGATGAGCGCCTTGCCCGCCACCTCGCCCATGATAAGGCGAAGCACGTCCAACTGCGTCAATGTCTTTCCAAGTCCAAATGATGAAAAGATGGCGCGTTGGCCGCCTTTTGCAGCCCATAGAACGGTATCACGCTCATGCGGTTTCAAGATCGGATTGACCTGCTCGGCCTTGAACTCAATGCCGGTATCCGGCGCTATCTTGATTTTAGACTTCAAAAAGTCTATGTACGGCGCGGCTCTTTCCTCTGTTGTCATAATCTCACTTACTCCTTGATTGCATTGTAATACATAACCCGTATTATGTCAACGTATCATCCTCATAATGCGTCGAACTTGTCAGATGCCAGCATCCACAGACCTGACAGGTGTACGCCCGCTTTGGTATCTTTTTAGAGTGCATCCCGTGTTGCCGTTTCTTTGTCAAATTAATCTGTTCATGCGCCTCGCGGAAGCTGTAGCAGATTTTACCGTGACACCGGCGGCGATCATCGGGCATTTAGCAATTCCGGGTTTTCGTGTATATTTCCGACCGCCTCGCAGACATTGTTGTACCTATGCGCATAGGTACAGAGATCAATATCGCTTGTAAAAACAAAGCACCCCTTTACAAAATCAACAACATCAACCATTTTTGTATATTCACTTTTATCTTCGTCCCAGTCTTCGAGAATGCCGATATCTGCATCAAAATAAAATACAACTATATCCCCCTCGTAAATCTCCTTGCCGTTCTTGTCGCTGAGGCCAGTTGACTGTTCTGCTATTATATCCTCACCTTTATAGCCTGCGTATTTTGAACACAGACGCGTAGCCCATTCGCCCTTATAAGTGATCCGAAAGTCATCATCTGGCGCGTAGCAATTGCGTTTAACGTCCCAGAATCGATAGCCGCGCATTATCATCTATTCCCCCTTACCCTCTCGACGTACCATAGGGTCGCCCCGTTGCGCTTGACGCCGGTTGCGCCCTGCCTATGTGCTGCTATCGCGTCCGCTTCGTTGCCGAGACGCGCTAGATTGTCCATGTAGATACGCCCTGCCAATATCGCCGCTTGTCCCGGATCATGCGGATCGTATTCCCCGTAAAGGCGGACACGCTCTTCCCGGAAATCCTCATTGATTTGGAACCGGCCACGGGAGCGGCCTTGGTCCCCTATCGCCCCGTCGTCCTCGTTTGATTCGGCACACGCTATCCCGTGAAGGATCTCAGCAGGCGCACCCGTTACCGCTTCGGCCACCTCGTATACACTCATCCGGTCATCGAAATGACGGCGCTCGAGCTGGACGGGGGCAAATGGCGTTGACGAGGAAAGGACAAGGGCGACGATGGCAACCAAGGCGAGCTTCATAGCGGCACGCATCCGCCGCCGACGCTGTACTTTTCCCGTTCCTCGCTTGGCATTTTGTAGAAATCGAGCAATGCCGCCGTTTGCTTCTTTGTCAGCCTCACGTATATATCGCCATTCGGCTTGACGACGCACGGGCCTCCAATGCCGGGAACCTCGATGGTAACGCCGTGATATAGATACTGTCGGGGGCTACAGATAAAGCCGGTCATGAATTGGCCCTCCCGTATTCAGCTATCATCTTGTCACGGGCGGCTATATATTTGTCCACTCCGGCAGCTTCAATACGCCGCGTGGCGGTCTCGATTGCCTCTGCTTCCGTGCCGCCATCGCCGCACGCAAAACCGCTTGCGTAGTCGGTCACTTTGCAATAAAAAGTAAACGGCCTTCCAAGAGCATCGGCGACAAGCCGGGTAAAAAACTTGTGACCGAAAATATCGACCATGTTTAGAATTGGAACTTGGGATAAAATAAACCCGCCATTATCGTCGCTCGAGGCTATATTGGCGGTCATTTTCCATACCTCGTCTGCGCGTGACTCTCGTCATTCTCTGGATGCGGATCGAGGAAACTGCCGACAATCCGCCTGCTGATTTTCTGGAATCCGATGTATTTTCGGCACGCCTTGACGAGACAATATCCGCCCCAGAAAATAGCCGTGCAGCCGACGGAAAGGATTAGAAAAGCTCTCGCTAACATAACGCCGCCTTTTTCTCTTGCGCCTTCCTTGCCCTGATATGGGCATCGCGCCGTAGCATTTTCTCGCGAGCCTTCGCCATGGCTTTCGCATCGCGGTCATGCACGGATTGGTACGCCAGCTTCGACCAGTGCTTCAAGTTTGACTTGTACCAGCGGCCCACGGCGTCAATGTAGCGCTGGCGCTTCTTTGGAAACAACCAGACCAAAAGACGGCGCGTCCACTTGGCGAATATCTCGGATTCTCCTTGCTTCCATAGGTTGCGCCTTTTGGCTTCTTGGCTTGCTATTCCCCGTGCGATCTTGGCTTGCCGACCATTCATCAAAACCACCTCTTTTTCTGATTGTGGCACCGTGGAGCCGACACGCCGTAGAATGCCGAACGCCCATTGGATACGCGGTTTGAGCCGCCGAGACCTTTAGACGGAGTTTTGAAATACGCCTTGACGCCGTGCGACATAGCCAAAATAGCTGCCGCCATGACTTTGAAAATACCTGTTGCTTTCATACACCCTCACTTTCGCTATGTATTATAATGCAATATTGCAATACGTCAAGCGATTATTTCAAGCGATAATTGCCCACGCCTTGAGGATATTCACCGCCTCATCGAAACTATGCGCCACCGCATAATCAGCCCCGGCGCGGATTGCATCAGCCTCAAAAATAAGCTGATTCGCCGATTGCTTCCCGAGCCTCCGCTTTAGCTCCAAAAAGTAGACATGGCCATCTTTGACAATGACAAGATCGGCCACGCCGGAGCGCAAGCCCATGCTCTTGAGCTTGAGCATTCGGGCTATACCGCCACCACCGCGAGCGTTGCCCATGCCCTCGTTCGGCGAGCTGAAAAAAAGGAAGCCCCTCGACGGGGCCGCGAGCGTTAGGTACTGGACAAGCTGAATTTGAATGTCAAACTCCAGTGGATCGGGGATCATTTAAGCCCCGCCAGATACTCTAAGTCTTGCTCCACAAAATCGCGGACGCGCTCGGACGGAATCTCCCCGTGGCGCTCGCATTCGTTCGCATACCGCTCCTTGACCGATTCCGGCACAAGGGCCACGATCCGGCCTATCATCCGCTCACCGCTCTTGCTTTTCAACTTTGGCATTGTGTACTCCTTGGCTTACACTATAACGCCGATTGTAATACAATGCAAGGCCGCATGGAGCGACGGGTACAAAATCCAACCGGTTGACGTTTTCGCGTACCATTTGCCGTGATCGCGTTTGATTGCCATAAATCCCCCTTGTTTATGCCAGGAGCAATCCGGGTGCGGTATCACGCCTTTGTTGCCGCTGATTCGACAATCCTTGTTACTTTGTATCCGGCTTCTTTAAGCATCTTTTTTGCAGCGGTAAGGCTGGTGGCTTCAAGTGAAAAACCCTGCGCTCCGGTCTGCTTGCCAATCGCTTCTACCAAAAACGTCTTTACGATCTTCATATAATCTCCTTATCAACTCTTGATAATAGAAGTATATACCCGTATTGATTACATTGCAATATATAAAAGATGGTTTTATACGATTCTTTGACGATTTTTGACGATTTTTAGGGCTTGTTAGTTAACAAAATACTTGCATTATAACGCTTGACGGGATGCCGGTTATACATTACAATACAATCAAGGAGAAACAAGATGGACTACAAGGAAAAGCTTGAAGCGGAGATGCTTGAGCAGTCAATGGGCGCGGCCGATATGTACCTCTATCGCAACAATCCGCCAAGGTACCGGATCGTGGAGCAGCTCGACCCGCCGGAAGGGAAGGAAGAAGAATGAGCCGTGAAACAATCGTAACGTGTGACCTATGCAAGGCGATAATAAAAGACGACGAGCAACACTGGAACGTGTTGCTCTACGCCACTGCTTCGTATCAGCCACATCCTGAGAACAGTCCTCACACGCCGTGGTTGCGCCTCGAAATCTGCCGCCCATGCCTTGACCGGCTCGGCATTGCGGTGCGGAACAAGAAGCCGGAAGAACTCCACGCCCCGGTCCCGACCATCGAGGACATGATTAGAGAGCTGGTGGCGAATGCCGTGGAGGAGCTGAAATGATTGACCCCGAAGCGATCAAGACGATACGGGATGCATTGGAAAATCCGTCGTATTATAAAGCGTGCAAAGCCCTCGCCGCCCTCGACCATCTTGCCGTCGCCGACATAAAGATGCCGGAGGATGATCGGGAGTTTGCAACCAAGATCGGCCACTTGGCTATAGAGTGCGGTTTGAGTGGCGACTACACCTATCGAGATAGAGCCGCCGCCCTCATAACCGCCGACCGGGAGCGGGGGAGACGGGAACAAAAAGAATTATTCAGGGACGTTCTGAAAGAATGTCTTGAATGCATGACTGAGCGCCGTGGGTATGCGAATGCATGGGAATACAAGTACGGCGAGCGATGGGACAAGGAAGATGCGATGATGAAAGCCGCCATCATGGGAACGGAGGTAGAGGGATGAAGTTGCCATGGAATAGCAAACGCAAAGGCTGCCCTACCTGTGGCGGTAATAACCCGAGACTATGCCTGCGGTGTCACGGCACTACACGGCTATGTGACTGGCCGGAAGATGCATATTTTGACAAGGATAATCTTGAGCCTAAGGAGGCCAGAGATGACGCCGAATGAACGGGATTATGAGGTATGGGACAAGATAAATCTATACACCAAGGAACTGCTTTCTTGCGTAGTCGGTGAAATTGTTTATGAATTGTCAAGAACTCAAGAGCCTGCAAAAACGATGCTCGCAAAAGAGCGCCAGTATGCCGCTGAGCAGATAGCCGCCTATCGCGCCTTCATCGAGTCCCCGCTCAAGGACGAGATTGAGAGGCTACGGGAGGGATTGATACAAATATGCAAGCGCGATGATTGGACAGGCGGTGAGTGTCGGTGTCATGCGCGGCAAGCCCTCCTATTTGGGTTTAAGGTATTTGTGGACGATTCGATAAGTTGCATATTGATGAGTCGAAAAGCTTACAGCCAGATCAAGCGCTCGTTGTCGATGAAGCCAGCGGAACCGGAGCGCGGGCCGGAGGTGACACAAATATTCGTCGAAATAGCCGAAGAACGGAGGCGACAAGACGCCAGGTGGGGAGTACAGAATCATCCTGTAAGAAATGACAGTGATGCACAGTGGCTCAAAGAGCAAGCCGAAACGTATCGGAAGATATGCGATCTCAAGGCTAGCGAGAACCGCCTCACCTGGTACGACATCATCATGGAAGAAATATTCGAGGTATTCGCCGAAGACACCCCGGAGCGCCAGCGCGCCGAACTCGTGCAGATGGTAACCGTAGGCGTTGCGATGGTCCAGAGCATAGACCGCTGCGCCGCGCTTGAGCGCAGAATCGATCAAGGCGAGAGCCGGGAAGGGATAGAATCATGACTTTTGAAATCGGAAACCCGAGCGATAAATGCTTTATTGAAGCCGACGACGAAAAAGTTGCAACGGCTTGCGTCCTGTTTCTTGGGTACGGCCAGTATTTTTGCAAAAATGTTGAGACTGGCGAATCATATGCCGGATCGTTTTTTGCTTTAGGAGGCGACGTTGAACAAACGTGGAAGCATTTCCATGGGATCGGGTTTGAGGAATTTATTTCAAAGCCAGAAAATAAAACAAAGATGGCCGAGTGCTATGAAAGTTTTCGTTATGCATACGAGCGAACGAGCATGAATAACATCGGAAGAAAAGCAGAGATATTGGCAAAACAAATACGAGACAGCGAGAACAAGGAGGGTGTTCATGACCCCCGCCGAACTTGACGCCCTAATCCTCAAGGCCCAAAAAGGCGAGATGAACAAATACGAGCAAAACTGCCTGGCCTTCGAGCTTGCCACCTATCGGGCGATGGCCCTACGCCTTGAGCGATGCGTGCATGATCTTGTCAAGGAGGCGGAATCGTGCCAGCCGTAAGCGTCTGTGGCCGCTTTGACAACGCCCCGGCGCACATCATAATCATCAGTCCCCGCTTTAATCCGCGCGAAGTCGGTTCGCGGGTTTACCAGGCGCCAAAGCCGACAAAAAAGGCGGCCGATCTCAGGCACATCGATAAAGAGCGTCTGTCCAAGCTCAAGGCCGAAGCCCGCAAGGAACGCGAAGCAGCCGAGCGCTTGCAGAAAATGGCTATCATGCGCAAAAAGGAGGCCAAGGCAAAGCGGGCAAAGGCCAAAGACTGGAGGCCGGAAGAAACCCGGGACCAGCGAAGGAACCGTAAGACGCGCGAAAAAACACAGGCGCGGTATGCTGTCTTGATCTCCGCGCTCCCGGCTGGATACGAGCCGCTGCGCGGAATGAAGCTCAGGGTTAAGTATGACGCCGCCAGGAAAGTGCTATCGAAAGGCCCTGTCCACGGTATCAAGATCGGGAAGGTGTGGTATACTTCGGCGGCTGTCATATCGGCATACTTCGACCAAAACCACGCGCGGCACATCGAGGCGTTGAGGAAAAGCAGGAAAGGAAGGAAGAAATGAGCGATAAGATGAGCAAAAAAGCTGTTGACAAATTGTATAAAGAAATGCGGGAAAATATAGAAAAGTACGGCAAGTCTTCAGGAGGCCCGGACAAAGAAACCGGGCGAGCCTTTGAGTTTGAGGATAAGCGAATAACGTGTTTTTTCAACGTTGATAAAACTTGTGTTATACTTTCGTATTTTATTCAGGATCATCAAACCGCTTCGATAACGCTATCACTCGAAGCAGCGTATTTTACAATGCGGCTAATTGAAGATAAGCTCAGGGAGGCCACGCCATGAGGGTATACATCTCCGGCCCTATTACCGGCGTTCCGGATCACGCCAAGAAGTTCGCGGTGGCATTCGCGGCGCTGGCAAAAGCCGGGCACGATCCGGTAAATCCTGTCGATATCGAGCGGATGCTCAAGTACCTCATGGGCCGAGAACCGACATGGGAGGAATACATGCGGGAGGATATCAAGGCGCTGACAGATTGCGATGGCATTTACATGCTGGACGGTTGGGAAGAATCTAGAGGTGCACAATTTGAAGCCCATGTAGCCAAAAGGCTTGGAATAAAAAGAATCACGCTTGAAAGGAGCAACAATGGCAACAAAGAAAGTCTATGACCTATCGGTTAAAACCGGCACCTACGAAAGCAACGGGGAGACCAAGGGCCGGTATCAGAACATCGGCGTCATGCTGGAAAAGGACGACAGAGGCCGGTTTATAATCATGGAACCGTGGTTCAACCCGGCTGGCGTGCCGCATGAAGCGGGGAAAGGCGTCATGGTATCGATGTTCGAGCCGCGCCAAGATGACGGGCATAGTACGCCGAAAGCAGGCAAGCAAGGCCCGGCAGCGCAACCTGCGAGCGCCGACGGATTCGAGGACGAATGCCCGTTTTAGAATTGATTGACACGCACCGCTTGACGGGTATATAATCAACTTGTCAAGCGGCGGCAATCGCTAGACACTTGCGCCCGTGGGGGAGCATAATCAGAGAGCCGTTTACGATCCTAGGGGTGCCCTCCACCACCTCGAAGCCTTGCCGGGCGGGATCGTAGACGGCTCTTCTTATTGGAGATAACGCCATGAACAAAATGACAAATTACTGGGACAAAAGAATGACGGTATCGGAAGTCGCTTCAATACTTGGGGTAACTCCCGAAGCGATAAAGAAGCACGCCCGAGAATTGTTTCCCGAAATACTACAAAACGGACTAACCACATATTTGAACGAGGCCCAGGTTACTGAAATCAAAAGCATGATGATACCTACAACTCAAGTTGTAGCCGCCACCACAGACACAGAGATGCGCCAGAAAGCCGCCGAGGTTATGGCATGGCTGCTCCGCGACAACGAAGCGCTCAAGGCCAAGAACGCTGAGCTCGAACCGAAAGCCGCATTTTTTGACCAAGTGGCCGACAGCAAAACGGCACTACAAATGCGCGACGTTGCAGCCGCTTTGAACCTGCCCGGATGGGGCCGCAACAAGATTTTTTTATATCTTCGCAACAACGGAATACTTGACGAAAAAAATATACCGTATCGCGAGTTACAAGACCGTGGATACTTCCGCGTTGTTGAACGGACATGGACGGACGCCAAAGGGGACACGCACATAAGCCTTACAACCCTTGTCTACCAACGCGGTATTGATTATATCCGCAAGATGATAGATCGAGGCTGACCATATGCCCAGGATCAGGACTATAAAACCAGAGTTCCCACAGTCTGAAAGCATGGGCAATGTGACACGCGATGCGCGACTTTTATTCATCCAATTATGGACCCTCGCTGATGATTCGGGGAGGCTTCGCGGGGCTTCGCGAATGCTCGCGAGCCTTCTTTACCCCTACGACGACGACGCCCCAGAGCTTATTGACGAGTGGCTTGAAGAGCTTGACCGCGAAGAGTGTATTGTTCGATATAAGCACGAAACGCAGACTTACATACAAATATGTAATTGGTTCTCACATCAGAAAATAGACAAGCCGTCACAATCAAAAGTACCACCATTCGACGAATCCTCGCGAATCCTCGCGAATCCTCGCGAACGTTCGTCGGGGGATCAAGGACCTAAGGACCTAAGGACCAAGGATCAAGGAAGGGATCAAGGACCGAAGGATAACACTACCGCGCCTTTCGTCGCGGAGGTGCCGGAACCCTCCAAGGCTATTGTTGCCAAGCCGAAACAGAGCGCCCTGTACCACGCCATCCGCCAATGCTTTTTAGCCAAGACGCCGACATTTGCCAACTACGCAAAAGAGGCGCAGGCGATCAAAAGGATCGAGGCGTTCGCGGGACGGTATTCACCGGATGACAGGGAAGGCGCAACGCTTGCGCTCATTGAAAAATACTGGGAATTGGTGCAGTCTCAGGACAAGTTCTGGCACAAGCAGCCGTTCACGCCAGCAGGACTTTCCAGCCTCATGGACCGCGTAGCCCGTGAGCTTGAAATCAACCGGCCACAGACGCAAGCGGAATACGAGGAATCATACGCCGCTGCCAGGGAGGTGCCATTTTGACAATGCAAGACTTTATCACCCGCATCGAAAGCTACTACGGCGCAAAGTATCCGGCTGGCCAGCTGCCCTACGTCAAAACCTACCTTGCCGAAAAAACAGACAGGGCGCTTGATTTCATCTTTGCCGAAACGCTCAAGGCGTTTTCGTCGCAGTTCGGAAAATGCCCGGACATAGCGATATTCGACAGGTTGCGAAGCGGAACCCAGGACAGGCTTGAGCTTGAGCAGGATCTCGACCGTCCGGCGATAACAGATACCGCCGGGAATGAAATCGACATTACGGAAACAGTCGGCGAACTCGAAAAATGGCTTGAGGAAAAAGGCCGATGAAGTACCCGTGGGAACATGACGAAAAAGAAAAGCCGCTATCGGAAAACACGGACGAAGAGCTCGCTGCCGAGCGCGAAAGAATCAGGGAAAATAAAGAGCTTGATAAATCAGAGGAATGGGAGTAGTATAATGCAAGAGGTATGAACATGGCTAAGGCAGAAGGCAAGCATCCTGGCGGAAGGCCAACAAAGTATAAATCTGAATACTGCCTGACAGCCGAGTACATGGCCCGCGCCGGAATGACCGATGCGCAGATTGCCGGAAGGCTTGGCATATCCGAAGCCACGATAACTAATTGGAAAAAAGACTATCCAGAGTTTTTAGCGTCCCTAAAGGTTGGCAAAGAAGGCCCCGACGATCTTGTCGAAAAATCATTGTTTGAGCGGGCTACTGGCTACACATTTGATTCAGAAAAAATAGTTGTAGTTTCCATGGGGCAGGGCTTAGGTTCAGAGACAGAGCGCGTCCCGATAAAAGAGCATTGCCCGCCAGATGTCACCGCACAGATATTTTGGCTAAAGAATCGCAGGCCGGACAGGTGGAGAGACAAGCAAGAAATCCAAATAGACGGCGAAATATCAACCCCAGTGAAATTCGTCTTTGTTGACCCGCCCGATGCAGATACCCCGGAAGCTTGAACCGTTCTTTACCAGCCCGTTGACGCACAACATATTCCAGGGTGGACGCGGCGGAGGCAAGACACGCACCATCGCCAGCCTCATCGCCGAAATAATGAACGAAGCGCCGGTCAACATAATCTGCGGACGTGAGATCCAGAAGAGCCTGAAAGAATCCAGCTTCCTCGTACTCAAGCAAGAAATCTACCGGCTGGGCTACGGGAACCGCTTCAGCATCATCGAGAGCCAGGGCGTCATTGAATCGCACACCGGCGGCCGCGCGGTATTCATCGGCTTGCAGCAACACACGGTAGACTCAATCAAAAGCTATGAGAATTTCCATTGGGCGTGGATTGAAGAAGCCCAGAGCGTGTCAAAGCAATCCCTCGAAACGCTCATACCAACCTTGCGAACAGACGGATGGTTCAAGGCATGCGGCCACCGCTTCCCACTGCGCATGTTTTTATACACCCTCAACCCGTACACATGGGACGATCCGATCAACCTTGTTTTGCCGGAATCCCGCAATGATACCCGGCGGATAACGATAAACCATAACGACAATCCGTGGTTTCCAGCGGCACTTGAGCTTGAGCGGATCGAAGCCAAGGCCACCATGCAGCCCGAGGAATACTTGCGGATATGGGAGGGCATACCCTTCGACAACGCCGAAAACGCCGTCATAACCCGGCGGCAGGCGGCGGCGGCCATGGCCCGGAAAGTATCGACCGAGGGCGGGATTGTAGTTGGCGCGGACATTGCGCGATTCGGGACAGACGCGACGGTTTTCATAAAGCGCCAGGGTATGCAAGTGATCGCCGTCAAGAAGCTGACGAAAAAAGACACGCAAACCGTAGCCAGCGAGCTTGCCGCCTTTGCCGAAGGAGGCCGGATCATCATCGACGATACCGGCGTGGGCGGAGGCGTGACGGACCGGCTCCGCGTTTTGGGCGCGAACGTGGTCCCGGTAAACTTTGGAAGCCGCGCACGGGAAAAGAAAAAGTACCCTGATATCATCTCCGAGATGTGGTTCAACCTCGCAGGCATGATCGAACAAGTAGGTTTGCCGGACGATAACGATTTGCTCAACGAGCTTTCGAGCCGACATTACCGCTACACTGCCGACGAGCGCCGCGCCGTGGAATCTAAAGAGGACTACAAAAAACGCACTGGCAGGCATAGTCCGGACAGCGCAGACGCATTGATTCTTTGCTATTTTAACAATCCCGGCGTGACAATGGTATGATTGCCGCTTGACAAATTGGATTTTATTGGCAATAGTAAATCACTAAGGCGGGAAGGACTCGCCGGAGGTTGTCCATGATTTCAGGATATTGTGTCAAATGCGGCTTCCCCGCAGTCCACCGTTGCCAGAAATGCGACGCAAGGCTATGCAATAATTGCGTAGGCTCCCACGAGTGCGCCGCGCAAAAGCCAGAGCTTGAGCTATCCAACACGCAAAGCCAGAGCGAGACCGTCAAGGCCGCTATCCGCAAGCCGTACGCGCCGAGAGTAAAAAAATGAGTGAATTATTTGCAATAGTTTTAATTTTATTGGTACTCTCTGCTTTTACAGGGGGGACGTCAGCTAGTTGCGGAGGTTGTGGTAGCAACCCGCCACCACGAACACCAAAGCCGACCCACTTGCGACCGCCACCCACGAAACCACAGATAAATAAATAGCACGTTGACAATATCCCCGGCGTGCAATATGGTAGGATTTATTGGAACATTCGGAAGAACCGAATAGGAGCCACGTATGATACTTTCCGCCAATGTTTTAACCCTGCTATGCCGACAATACAGCCACGAGATAGCCAATAGCCTGTTTTACACCTCGCTCCAGTCATGGGCCGACATGCGCGGGCTTGACGGCACCGCCGGATTCTTTGGCAGGCAGGCCGACGACGAGCACAGGCACGCCGATATGGTACTTGCGTACATCCACGCCCGGAATGAGCAACTTGCCAACATGCCGCCGGTAGCGCCGATGGCCGCCGGGGATGACTTTATGAGCCAGTTTGACACGGCGCGGGAGATCGAGAGCCGGACAACCGCCGCGATATCAGCCATACATGCACAGGCCCTTGCAGAGTCCGACATGATGACATGCGCGTGGCTTGCACAGCCCGGCGGACTGATCCTCGAACAGCTTGAGGAAGAGAACACCATCCAGAGCATCATTGACCGGATCAATGCCCGGCGCGGGAACGTCCCACTTGACCCCGCCGACGTATCGCAGGCAGAAATGCCCGGCGAAGTCATCCACGATATCGATTGCTGGCTTAAAGGGCTTGCATGAGCATCTTTGCCAGGCTCGGGGGCAAGCAGCGCCAGACGCCGGATGATCGCGGCCAAGGCTTGCAGCGCACATGGAGCCAAGCCCCGCGCTCGGAGACAACCCGCCTACCTGCTCTTTATCATCAGTCGCCCCGACTCGACCCTGTGGAGCTGATAGCCTCGACCATAGCAGGCGCGCCGCTGGAATTATTCGACCGAGCCAAGTACCGCAAAGACCCGGACAACGCCGAGCATATCGAGAACCACCCGTTCTACGAGCTTATGGACAGCCCATCCGTAATGTTCCCCGAGCTGGATGGGTACGCGCTCAAGTACCTGACAGTCGTTTTGACCGAGTTGCTCGGGGAGTGCTTCTGGGTTAAAATCCGCGCCGGAACGAAAGTTGCGGAGCTTCTCCCGTTCCCGCCTGCGTGGTGCATCATGACGCCGACGCAATCAAACCCGCGCTTCATGTTCCAGCCGTTCGGGACCACCGCCGCGCGCACGATCAACGTGGAACCCGCCGACGTGGTATGGTTCAAACAGCCGGACTTGACTGATCCCTACGGGCGCGGGCGCGGACGTACGGAAGCCGTCGGAGGCGAACTTGACGCCGACGAAATGGCCGAGAAGTGGCAGCGGAACTATTATTACAATGACGCCACCCCGCCATTCTGGGCGAACATACCAGGAGCACAAACCGCCGAG